TAGCCGGTGGCGGAAGCTTTCACGTACCGATTTTCTATGACGGGACGAACTGGCGCGTCGAGGGCGCAATATCGGACGCGATCGCCGATCCGCTGGCGAAGGTCTCGACCTCGACGCTCTCGATGACCAACGAGGCATCGTTCCAGAGCGTGCCTGGTCTGTTAATTCCCTTGCTGGCGGGGCGGACCTATGTCTGCCGAGGTACGCTGTCCGGCACGGCCGGCGCGGGCGGTGGTATCAGGGCGCGGTTGCAGGTTTCCGGCGGGCTGACAGCGACATCGACCAGGTGGCGGGCGACCGCATGGGACGGCACGACTGGTCTTTCCAATACCGAGGTCACCGCGCTCGCGACGAACTTCGTCGCCTCGACGACCGTCTACACGAATATCGAGTTTGAGGGGTCTATTGTCGTCAATGCGGCGGGGAACCTGTTTGTGCAAGCCGGGCAGAACGTCGTTGATGCGACGGCGACTACGGTGGTTCAGGGCTCTCACTTCTCCTGCCGCTTGGCCGCATAGCCTAGGGGTATCCGGCGCTTCCCAGCACGGCGGGGTGGCGCTCTTTGAGCAGGGAGAGGAAATAGTCGCGGTTGGGGTAGCGGTCTTCCTCGCTGTCATGCTCGACGTGGGTCCACGACAGTGCCGGGGCCGACATTGCGATGATGCGATCCCGCCAATCGTCGGGCGGCGTGATGCCGCAGAAATCAAACAGTTTGTCAAAGAACGGCGCCGGCTCTCCGTTTCTGGCATGGCGGATGGCCGCGGTCATCTCCTCGTACCGGATCAGCATTGTCGGGATGTGTTGCTGCTGCCACGCGAGGTAGAAGCCAAGGCGGGACTCGACATCGTGAATTTGCCTGTTCCCCTCGCGAATGCCGAGGATGCAGTGCTCAACCACGGCGTCAAAGTCGGCGCTGGTTTCCTTGAGCTTTTGCGCGACCACGTTCCGATTGGCTCCCCGGAATATATGCCGGGCCAGCGAGTAGCAGGTGTCCAGCGGATGGCGGATCAGGATCAGCATCCGCAAGGGCAGCGGGGTCGAATGGAGAAAGTCCTTGGCCTTCTTGTTGAACGGGAAATGCCCCGCCAGAAGGCGATGATCCGGGGCGCATAAATCCAGGAATGTCGAGCCGTTGCTGTAGTGCTGGAAGCCGATCTGCGGCGCGGTCGCGGCCGAGCCGTAGAAGCCCATCAGGAGATTGCGGGCCAGAACGGTCCCGCTTTTGGGCAGGGAATTGAGGATTACCGGGGTGGCGGAAACTGGCGTGAAGCGGTCGGCGGCGCGCTCCGCTGCCGCGATGATCTGCTTGGGGTTCTGGAATGCTGACATCGGGCGATGCTCCCACGATTCGATTTGCGCTCCGCTGGCGCCTTGATGGCGAACCGGGAGCCTACGTCGTGGAGCCGACGCTCGTCCAGCCGATCAAGCGGGGCGAGTGGTACACCGATGTCAAGACCCGGTTGGACGTGCAGGCGCGGGAGGATTTCATCCGCGTGGTGGTGCTAATCGGTTTGGGCATGACGGTGCATGTGCGGAGCGAATTCCACCTTCCCGACCCGTTCGAGCACGGGCATCTGCTGAACGAAATCGACGAGGTGGGCGAGAGCCTGAAAAAAGTGCGCAAGGAGGCGTTTACCTCGCTCCCCGCCCCAGTGGTGCGCAATGTCGCGGGCTCGGGCGCGCGAGGCGGGTGGGGCCGGTACGGAACGCTGATGGGGCGGCATGGCTGAGAGCGCGCGAGAGCAAGGCCGGCTGACCTATCACGCCGTTGCGGCGGAGCATCGGTTCACGCTCGGGCAAATGGGCATCCGACTGCACGCAAAGAACCCGCACGGCAAGTTGACGGGCGATCATCTCGCTTGGAAGCGCGGGTTTGAGGCGGAAGCGGTGAAATACGAGCATGGGTTGATGATCGGCACGTATATGGGGGATTGGCGCCGGCACGACCTGCAAAATACGCCGGGTGCGCTCACTCCACATCCAGAAAGGGCACCATCTTGGTTCCGCAGGCTGTTTGCGTAGATGGCCGCTGATCCTGCCCTCAACAATGTCAATGTGGACGGCATCCCTCCGGTTGGGGGCATGCCTGCCGTTGTCGATGCGCGCGGGGCCCGTCAAGGTGGCGATCCGGCGCTGAACAACGTCAACGTCGACACCGTACCGCCGCCGGACGGCAAGCCGCAGGAAGACGAGCACGATCTGTTCGTCAAGCTGTCGGGCTGGTATCGGATCGACCGCGATCACTCGACGGATTGGCGCACCGAAGCGCGGGAATGCTATGATTTCGTGGCAAATAAGCAGTGGGATCAGGCTGACGCCGACGCGTTGAAGGATCGCAACCGTTATCCGGTTACGCTTAACCGCGTGTCGCCGATGGTCAAGATTGTTTGCGGCCTGGAATCGGGGAACAGGCAGGAAGTTCGGTGTATCCCGCGTCAGCTTGGGGATTCCGGGGTCAACGAGCTGTTGACCGAGACGATCAAGTGGGCTCGCGACGAGTGCGATGCCGAGCACGAGGAGTCCGACGCGTTTACCGACCTGGTGACCGCAGGCATGGGGTGGACCGGGACTGGTCTGGATTATGACGAGAACCCGGACGGCAAGATTGTGGTCGACCGCTTGGACCCGCTCGGGATGTATTGGGACGCGGGCGCGACCAAGAAAAATCTGGCGGATGCGCGGCGGTTGTTCCAGGTCAAAGACGTGCCCTTGGATGAGGCGCAGGCTGAGGCGGAGGCATGGGGCGCGCCAAATCTGGCCGCGTCCGAACTGCATGCCGGCTGGGCCGACGAAGTGGGGGTCAAGAGCGGTCAGCCGCAGGATCAGCGGAACGACGCCAACTATCGGGGACCGAATAGCGGCAAGGACGACCAGGGCCAGACCGTGCGAATGGTTGAGTGCCAGTGGTGGGAATATGAGGTTTTCTACCGTTCGATCGATCCGTTTACGGGGGCTGAGGCGACGTTTCCGGAGGACAAGTTTGAACTGCTGAAACAACGCCTTTCAATGATGGGCGTCCCCGAGCCGCCAGCCGTCAGGCAGAGACGCCGGGTCTACCGCCGGGCTCTCCTGGGCGCGAGTGTCTTGGGCACGCGAGACGGCCCGGAAGATGGTGGGTTTACCTGGAAGTGCATGACCGGCGACCGGGATCACAATGCAGGAGTGTGGTACGGCATTGTGCGGGTGATGATCGACCCACAGCGCTTGGCGAACAAGCTGGCCTCGCAGGCTCTCCACATCATCAATTCCGGGGCGAAGGGCGGCATTATCGCTGAACTCGATGCGTTTGACGATATCCGGGACGCCGAGGATAACTGGGCCGAGCCGGACTCCATTGTTTTTGCCACGACGTTATACGGTGCCAGCGGCCCCAAGATCATGCCGCGCCCGCAGAACCCGATGCCGCAAGGCATGCCGGATTTGCTGACGCTGACGCTGGGGGCGATCAAGGACGGCTCCGGCATAAATCTTGAACTGCTGGGAATGGTCGAGCGCGAGCAGCCGGGAATCCTGGAGCACATGCGCAAGCAGGCGGGGATGACGGTGCTGGCCGGGCTGTTCGATGCGCTGAAGCGCTACCGTAAAGAGCAGGGCCGTTTGATGGTCTGGTTTATTACGGAGTTCATCTCGGACGGTAGGCTGGTGCGCATTGGCGGGCCTGAGAAGGCAAAATATGTGCCTCTGCTGAAGCAGCCTGGGGCTGCGGAATATGACGTGATCGTCGACGACACGCCGACCAGCCCGAACATGAAGGAGCGGACTTGGGCGGCGATCATGCAGATGATGCCGTTCCTGTCGCGCTCGCCGCTCCCGCCGCAAGCCTACCTGGAATTCGCCAAGTACGGCCCGTGGCCCGAGACGTTGGTCGCCAAGCTTGAGGAAATCAGCACCCAGGCGATGCAGCAGGCCCAGCAGCAGCGGCAGCAGGACCCGGCCGTGATACTGGCCGGCGCCAGAGCGCAATCGGAGATGGCGCGGGCCGGGCTGGCGGCGGCGCAGACCGAGAAAACCAAGATGGAGACGATGCTCGGCACCGACGCGGCGCGGGCGGAGAACTTCAACAACCAGGTCCAGGCGATGGAGGCGGCGCAGCGGTCGGAAGAGATCAAGGCGCGGGTTGAACAGCTTCGGTCGCAGGCGATGCTCAATATCGCGAAGGCGGGCGTAACGCAGATCGACGCCCAAACGGAGCAAATGTTCGCCGTGCTGGACGCGCTCGATAAGGTCGTGACGTGGAATCAAACGGCCGAGCAGATGAAGCAACAGAAGGCGGCAGCATGAAGATCAGCCTAACGATGGATGAGGCGGAGTGGACCCTGATAGCGCTTGATGGGTATGCCGCTCTTTTCTCGCCGCCGGACACGCCCGAGGATAAGGTAATTTTGGCAGAGATAATCCAAGTGATGAAGAAGTTCATCAAGCAAATACCCGCCGAGCGGATGCCAAAGATCCGAATGGTTCCGCACGACCGCGAGTGGAACATGAAAATGCACGGGAAAGATGTCGTGGGGAATCTCGGCAAACCCGAGGCGTGGCGAATACACAAAGAGAAGGCAGCGGCGTGACGGCCATTGCGTACCGCGACGGAGTAATGGCCTCCGACAGCTTGGCAGAATGCCACAACATCGTCATGGGCAGCGTGAGGAAGATCATTCGGCGGGCAGACGGGGCATTGGCCGGGTCAGCCGGCATGGAAATGGTCTGCGCCGAGTTCATGCGGCGGTTCGCGGAAGGGACCGATGCGGACTTTCGGCCCGAGCTGAAGGACGAGAGTGATTTCAGCGCCATTGTTGTAACGCCGGACGGCCAAATCTGGCAAGTGAACATGCGGGGTAGGTTTCCGATTTCGGCCCCTTTCTACGTTGATGGCAGTGCCTACCAAGTCATGATCGGCGCGATGGCGGCCGGGGCTTCTGCTGAAGAGGCCGTCGAGATCGCAATCAAATACGACACGCGCTGCGGCGGCCCAATCCAGGTCGAGCGGCTCGGCGGCTAATCCCGCTCCGGTGCCTGTTCCGTAAACAGGCTTCGCAAGGACCATGCGTTAAATGGACGATGACGATCTGACAGCAGAAGAACAAGCCGCGCTCGACGCGCAGCGGAACACCCCGGAGCCCGAGGACACTCCCGTTCAGGATGCCCCGGAGGCGCCACAGGAAGGCACTGAGGGGGCGGAAGCCACGGAGGGTACAGAACCGCCGGCCGAGCCCGACAAGCGCCCCCAAATGGTGCCGCACGCGGCGCTGCACGAGGAGCGGAAGCGGCGGCAGGACCTCGAACGCCAGGCGGCCGAAGATCGGCGCCGATATGAGGCGAGGCTCGAAGAGGTTCTGAAGCTGGTTCCTCAACCAGCGGCTCAGCCGGAAACGCCACAAGCGCCGGCTATCCCCGATGTGCAGGCCGATCCGGTCGGGCACATCGTCGGCACCTTGCAGCAGCTCGGGGCATCGCAGGCTCAGATCCAGCAGGCGGTTGAGCAACAGCGCGCCCAAGTGCAACAGCAGCAGCTTGTCATGGCCGTGCAGCAGCGAGCGACGGTGCTGGAGGCCGATTATAAGGCGCAGAACCCCGATTACGACGGCGATCTCAACTATCTGCGGCTGGTGCGGGACCGGCAGCTTCTGGCAGGCGGCATGACCGATCCGGGGCGGCGAGCGCAGCAGATTGCGGCCGAGACGTTCCACATCGCCGCCGTCGCGTTGCAGGAGGGTGGCAACCCCGCCGAGCGTCTTCACCAAATGGCCAAGGCGACGCGTGAAGCCAGCAGGCCCGCCGAGGAACCAGCGGCCCAAGGCGGACAGATGTTCGGCCAGGCACAGGCACAAGCCTCCGCGCCAGATCAGGCTGAGCGGCTCCGCATGGTGCAGCGAGGCCAGGAGCAATCCCGCGGGCTCGGCAATGTCCGGGGCAACGGCCCAGCACCGATGACGGCGGCAAGGCTGCTCGACATGGACGACGACGCCTTTTTGGAGGCGATGAAGAAATCCAAGGATGCGCGCCGACTGATGGGGGCCTAGCTCCCTCCCTGCGCATCCCGGCGGCACTTGAAAGCGGGCCGCACGACAACCGCTCTCTTCGGTCCCTGACCGTCATTCAGGTTCCGCGTCCGTCCTGCGAAGTGGGCGGTTTCGCAAAGCCTCAGCGACATCGAGGCAATCCGAAACCAATCCCCTTTAATCGCAGGAGAACGCCGCGATGGCGGACACTTCCTATACCGTAAACGACCCGGCGACGGTCAAGCTGTGGTCGAAATACCTCATGGCCGAGGTGCTCAAGAACACGTGGGCTTGGAGGTTTGTCGGGACGGGTGACGACAACCTGATCCAGCAGAAGACCGAGACGCAGAAAGGCGCTGGCGACACCATCAAGTTCTTTCTGCGCATGCAGATGGGCGGGGCGGGCATCGCGGGTGACAGCACCCTGGAGGGCAACGAAGAGGCGATCACCACCTACGGCGACACCCTCCTCCTCGATCAGCTTCGGCATGCTCACCGCTCGAATGGCCGCATGTCGGAACAGCGCGTCACCTGGAATATCCGGGACGAAGCGCGGATGGGGCTGGCCGATTGGTGGTCCGATCGGATCGACCAAAGCTGGGTCAATCAGATGACCGGCTACACCCCGCAGACGGATGTCCGCTACACCGGCATGAACGCCACGGTGGCACCGGACGCCAACCACATCAAGCGGGTGAACTCCAACGAAGCGGCGGATGAAAGCATCTCGACGACCTCGACCTTCACACTGTCGATGATCGACAAGGCGGTCGAGGCGGCGCGGACGCTCACTCCGGCAATCCGCCCGCTGCGGATCGGCGGCAAGCCGATGTACGCCGCATTCCTCCATGACTACCAGGTCACGGACATGCGGACGAACACGTCGACCGGACAATGGTTCGACATCCAGAAGGCTGCGATGACGGGTGGTGAGGTATCAGACAACCCGATCTTCAACGGTGCTTACACTGAGTCGCGGCTCGCGGCTTAATTCTAGGGCACCCCTCACAGTGATGTGAGTGCTTAAAACCGCGTGAATTGCTGGGACATCCTCTTGTATACGGCGGCAATCGTGTATAATAGGACAATCAGCAGCCAAGCGCGGTTCTCATGCAGACGAAAACATGCACGCGATGCTCGGTCGAAAAGCCTCTAACCGAGTTCTGGTTTAACGAAAAGAAGGGCCGCCACCTAGCCGAATGTAGGACTTGTCAGGCAAGTCGCCGGGCAGCCTACAGGGATGCGAACAAGGGGCGGCTGAAAGAAAAGAACCGGGTCTGGCAGCAGAGCAACCCAGACCGGGTGAAGGCGGCTCAAGAGCGATGGAAGGCTAAGAATCCTGACCTCGCTCGCCAACGGGCCGCAGAGTGGTATCGGGAAAATCGGGAAATGGTTCGCGCTCGGGAAAGGGAGCGCTACCACGAACTGAAGGATCAGGTTTACGCAGCATATGGCGGGTATCTATGCGCCTGTTGCGGCGAAGCTGAACCGAAGTTCCTCTCGATTGATCACGTCAACAATGACGGCAACGAGCGGCGGAAAATATACCGCTACGGGGCCGGCAGAGGTGGCGGCGGCAGCAAGCTCTATCTTAAAATTGCAGAGCTTGGATTTCCTCCCGACTATCAAGTGCTGTGCATGAACTGCAATTGGGGCAAGGCCCGTAACAACGGCGTCTGTCCGCATGAGACCGCGAAGGTTCAACGATCAGGGTAATAACCCATAGGGCCAAGCGGCCCGAAGCGCGCGGCTCCCTGGAGCAACCGGGGATGAAGATATGATCTGGCCTCATGGGTAACCATGAGCAGCCCCTCGGGGCGGTTGGAGATTAGCGACATCCAGCGAACACAAAAGCTAGGTGTGTACAACGGGACCATCCTGCATTCCGACAGCCGCATCCCGCAGGCCGTCAGTGCTGCCGGCGCTGCAGTGGCGAGCACGCGGAGGGCGTTCTTCTGTGGGGCGCAGGCCGCGGTTGTCGGGTTCGGGCAGGACAATGGCCCGAGCAAGATGACCTGGGACGAGAAGACGTTCGATTACGGCAACAAGCTCGGCGTGGCGGCCGGCATGATCTGGGGGCTGAAGAAGAGCATCTTCAACTCCACGGATTACGGCGTGATCGTCCTGTCGACCTATGCCGCAGCGCATTAAGGAGGGATGAGAAATGGCTGTTGCGACTTACACCTCCTCGATCTACGAGAAATACCCGCCGAAAGCGCCGCACATCGGCAACACCACCGTCAATGGCAAGATGCAATGGACGGCGGCGGGGACGGTCAGCGACATCCTGTGGCTCTGCAAGGTGCCGCATGGTGCGCGGATCGTCGATTTTGCCGAATACCACTCCAACGGCGAAACGGCGGCGGTGATCGATTTCGGGTTCAACAAAGGCATCGCGGCCGGCGGTGGCGGGAATGCGTCCTGTGTCGTTTCCGGCGGCGCGGTGGCGACGATGAACCGGATGAGTTTCGCCGCCCATCCGAGCGCCTTGCCGCTGAAAATCTCGCTCAGCGACACGGACCCGGTGCGGTTTGCGACGCTGCAAGGGAAGGCGGTATCCGGGACGTTCACGATCACGGTCAGCCTGACGTTCAGCCTGACCTACAGCATGGACGAAGCCGGCTAAGCAACAAGAAGGGGGATTGCCGTTCAATGTTCGCATCAGTGATGGACGAGGCGAAAATCCTGATCATGCGTCAGGACTACGCCGCCGCGATTCCGAAGCTGACCGAGCACTTGAACGGCAATTTCTGGGATGACGAGGCCCTGTTCATGCTCGGCGGCTGCTTTTCCGCGCAGGGGTGGCATGGGCTTTCCGTCGTACTGTCGACGGCGGCCATCCAGGCGAGGGCGCAGGGGAAGGGCCAGCCGTTCCCGAGGGCGCTATTGAACCTGGGGGTGGCCTACAGGGCCGAGCACCACGAGGCGATGGCCGAAAAGTACTGGCTGGAGGCGCTGAAATATGAGCGTGACGCGAAAGAGCGCGCCACGCTGCTCAGCAACATCTCGACGCTCTACCTCCAGCGCGGCGCTCCGGAAGAGGCGATAAAATACGCCGACCAAGCCATCGGCGAAGACCCAAAATTCCCGAACAGCTACGCCAACCGAGGTCTTGCGTGCCTGGAAATGGGCCGCTGGGTAGAGGGCTGGGAGGGCTGGAAGTATACCCACGCCACGGGCGATCGGCCGAAGCGGACCTATGCGGGCATCCCCGATTGGGACGGCACGCCGGGGCAGACGGTGATCGTCTCGGGAGACCAGGGGATCGGCGACGAGATTTTCTTCGCTTCGGCTTTGTCCGACATGCAGCGGGTTTGCAAGAAGGTCATCCTCGACTGCCATCCTCGGTTGCCAGCGCTGTTCAAGCGGTCATTCCCGGAGGTCGAGGTTCACGGCACCCGCAAGGATCTGACGGACCTCCCGTGGTTTGAGGGCTGCGGAGCGGATGCGGCGGTGATGCTGTCCGACCTGTTCGCGTTCTTCCGCAACAAGGATGGGGACTGGACTGGGCAGCCGTACTTGAAGGCTGAGCGGGCCGTGAACCTGGCCGACACGATGCGGCGGGAGGGTGGGATAGCGCCGCTGCGCATTGGCCTCTCGTGGACTGGCGGCACCAAAGCAACCCATCAGCATCGCCGCACTATCCCGATCGACCTGCTGGAGCCGATCCTTCAGGCAAGGCCGGATGCGAAGTGGTTCTCGCTGCAATACACGCCCGACGCGGCGCGGCAGGTGTGCGAGGTGGAAGAGCGGACGGGCATCAGGATCGCGCATTATCCGGGGCAGGTCGAGCACTACGACTACGACCGGACTGCTTCGTTTGTCGCCTCGCTCGATCTGGTCATCACGGTTCCGACGACGGTGCATCATCTCGCCGGGGCGTTGGGCGTGCCGAACTGGATGCTTGTGCATAGCCGGCCGGACTGGCGGTGCCAGGTCAAGGGCGAGACCCTGCCCTGGTACAACTCGACGCGGCTCTATCGGCAGACGATTGATGGCGATTGGCAAGACCCGATCAGCCGGGTAGCGAGCGATCTTGGCTCTTTTCAGCCCTGAATACCTCGAAACACAGCGGGAATTGCACGGTCGCGTGATCTATGGCGCGACCGGCCACACCTGGGCAAAGCCGGTCGACCAGATCGCACGCGACCGAGGGGCGGCGACGGTTCTCGATTACGGCTGCGGACGCGGCACGCTGGGGAAGGCCATCCAACAATTCGCGCCCCTGCCGTACCAATGGCTGGAGTACGACCCGGCGATAGTGGGTAAGGAAGAAAAGCCGGCCCGCGCCGATCTGGTGGTGTGCGGCGACGTGCTGGAGCACATCGAGCCGGAGTGTTTGTATGCGGTGCTCGATGACCTGGCAAACACCGCTCGTCTTGCGGTGTTCCTGGTGGTCAGCACGCGGCTGGCGGGGAAGACGCTGGCCGATGGGCGAAACGCACACCTGATCGTTGAATCGTCCGATTGGTGGCTGAAGAAGATCATATGCCGCTGGCGGCTGGATGCCTTCAAGGTGTTGGGGAGCGAGTTCATGTGCGTAGGGCTCCCTCGTTGACATGGGCATGTTCGACCAGCCTCGCGGAATGTTCGCCGTTGACGACCGGGACACGTCATCGCTGGGCGGCGTGCTCATGGATTACCTGCGCAATGTGATGAGTGGCCAGATTGCGGCCGGCGGGGTGTTGGGGCAGAACAACTACGACCCGAACCGCTCGTTCGCGCAGAACGCCTTGGACCCGAAGGCGCTGGAAGCGGCGATGGATATCGGGATGAGCCTCGGCACCGGGCCAATCAGGGCATACCACGGCAGCCCGCACGATTTCGACAAGTTCGATATCTCTAAAATCGGCACAGGTGAGGGCGCGCAGGCTTACGGGCATGGGTTGTATTTCGCGGAGGCGGAGGGGGTGGCGCGCGACTACCGCAATCGGTTGGGCGGCGTTGATATTCAAATCGGCGGGCAACCGCATATAAGCAATAATTTACCAGAAGAACTCGCCCATATTGCATTGTATGATACTGGCGACATCAACAAGGCTATTGCTAAACTACAGGAGGTTTCGCGGTCTAATAATGCCATGCCAGAACGAGCGGCGGTTCGTTGGTTAGAGGAAAACAAAGATAAGATCACCGTTTCTCGACCCGGCAAGATGTATGAAGTAAACATCAACGCCTCTCCCGAGCAGTTTCTGAATAACGACAGGATGCTTTCGCAGCAGAGCCCACATGTGCAAGAGGCGCTATCGAAATTCGATTTGCGGTTGCGTGATCCTGTAACTGGCAGGCCAGCGCCACAATACGGCGAACCTGTAGGCCGCGAAATTTATGACAAGCTGTCGATGCGGATGCCGGGCGATCTCCCAAGCCGGGACAGCGCCGCCAGCGCAACACTCCGTAATGCCGGCATCCCCGGTATCAAGTACCTAGACCAAGGCTCCCGAGGCGCTGGTCAAGGCACGAGCAACTACGTCGTCTTCGACCCCTCGATAATCGAAATCCTTCGCAAGTACGGCATCCTCGGTCCTGTAGCGATGCCGGGTGCGTTGATGCCATTCATGGGCGACCAGCAGCAATGAGCGACACGTTGCCGATTTTCATCGGGTGGGATCACCGTCAGCCCGTCTCGTTTATGACGCTGGCGCACTCTCTGATCGCTCATAGCTCCAAACCGCTGGCAATTACGCCGCTCGTCTTGGGCACGCTGGCGCTGCGCAGGGCCGGGTTGACCCCGTTCACCTTCAGCCGGTTCATCGTGCCACACCTGATGAATTACGACGGCTGGGCGTTGTTCCTCGATATCGACATGATGTTCCGGGCCGATCCCGCCGAGTTGTTTGCGCTTGCCGACGATCGCTATGCCGTGATGGTGGCGAAGAACCCGCTGCGCTTCGAGTGGACGAGCATGATGCTGCTCAACTGCAAGAAGTGTCGGGTTCTGACGCCGGAGTATGTCGAGACCGAGCCCGGCCTGCACAAGATCGTGTGGGCGCCGGAGGAAGAAATCGGCGGCATCCCGGCCGAGTGGAATCACTTGGTCGGGTACGACGAGCCCAATCCCGATGCGAAGCTGGTTCACTTTACGCAAGGCGTGCCGGCGTTCGCCGAAACCAAGGATTGCGAGCACGGGGAAGAGTGGCGGCAAATGGCGTCGTCCGCCTTTTCCGCTGTCTCGTGGCGTGAGCTGATGGGCAATTCGGTTCACGCGCAAGTCGTTCAAGAGCGGCTGAAGAAACAGGAAGCCGCAGCCTAGAAAGGAACCACCATGCACGGCACTTACGGAGGACCATCCATGAAGACGCGCAAGGACGGCAGCAAGCCCTCGACGCACGGCGCCGGCCCGAGGGGCGACACGACCCCGCCAAAGGGGCCGGGTAATTTGAAGGGCAAGGGCGGCATCCCGGCCAACCGCGTGGTCGGCGGCAAGCGCAAGTAAAAAAGGGTCCGCTGCCGTAAATGCCGATCTCGACAACGTACTTGCTTTTGGCCAGCCAGATCGCCGATGAGCTGGGCGGCAGAACCGATCTGCTGTCCCCGCTCTCCGGCAGCGGCCTTACGCTGTCGCCGATCAAGAACGCCATTCAATCGGCTGTAGCGAAGTGGGAGCGGGTGCCGTTCTATTTCAACGAGGCCTACAGCACATCGTGGTTCTCGACCGCCGCCGGGACCGAGGTTTACACGTCCGCGTCCTTGGCGGCGATAGCCACGGTCGCGAATATCCAGCGGTTGCGGATCACGTCAAGCAACACCAGAACTCACCTGATTCGGCGAACCTGGGCGGCGCTTGAGGATAAATCCACATCGATTGCGTCCGCCGATCGAGCCCAGCCAAAAGAGTGGGCATACGCAGCTCAGCAGATCAGATTTTACCCGATACCAGACGCCATTTATGTGATCGGCGCGACCTATACCCAAAGACTTGCTGCCCTGTCGGCCGATGGGGATACGAACGTCTGGACGCAAGACGGCGCCGACCTGATCAGGGCAGAAGCAAAGCTGATCCTCGCGCTTGAGGTGTTGCACGACCTTGAGATGGCCGCTCGCATGAGGCTGGCGATATACGGCGACCCGGCAGACCCGCGCACCAAGGGATATCTCCAAATCCTGCTGGATGAGACCGAGCGCCGCGGGCGGTACGATACCGATCGCATGGTCGACGACACGACTGGGGCAAAAAGTGTGAGGTCTGGTCGGTAATGGCCCTGTCTTACACCTACATCCAGGCCCAACAGCAGATCGCGGAAGAGCTTGGCGAGCGAACGAACCTCCTCGCTGGCTCGGGTATCTGGGCACCGATCAAGAACGCCATCCAGAGCGCTGTTGCCAAATGGGAGCAGGAGCCGTTTTGGTTCAACGAGCTTTACGATAGCCCGATCACGTTGTTTACAACCGTTGCTGGGCAGGCGAGATATACGGTGTCGGACGCGGCGGAGCTGGGGACTGTTCCGTACATAACCGACCTGCGCATCGTCATGGGGGATAATCGGTACGTCCTGAAAAGGGTGTCGTGGACCTATCTTGAAGAAATCGACACGTCTGTTTCCGCGACGGGGCAGCCTACGGAGTGGGCCTATTACGCGGAGCAGATCCGGTTGTACCCCGCGCCGAGCGGGGCGTGGCCGGTCAGGGGAAGCCGGCTCAAAATCCACACCGCGCTTTCGGCCGACGCGGACACGAACGTCTGGCTGAGCGACGCTTACGACCTGATCCGGTGCGAGGCCAAGCTGCATCTCGCGAGGAACGTGCTGCGCGATCCGCAGCTGGCGGCCGAATGCGAGGCGCAGATTTATGGGTCGCGCGGATATCTCTACGTGCTGAAAGCGGCTTCGACGCGGCGGGCTAAGAGCCGGATTCGGCCGTCTCAGTTTTGAGTGCCTCGTCGATCATCATCCCATAGGTGCCGGCCGGCGAGAAGCCATCCTCGCCGGCGCGGATCATCGCCTCGGTCGGCTCGCGCATTGCCTCGATCGCGGCCCGGGCGTTGCGGCGGTATGTGCCTCGTTCGCAATCCTCGATTTGATCCGCGTCCCAATCGCGGGGTGGGTGCTGATCCCATCCCCATGAATCACTGTGGGCTTCGTCATCGTTGAACATCGCCCGCGCGACCCGCTCCACCATCTCGTTCACCACATCGGCCTGAATGCCCATCGTAACCCTTCCCATATCCGAGTGGCTGCCGGATCAGTTCCCCATCGGGAGCCCTGGAGCCTCAACGATAACCAATGTCGTGC